ATTTTCATAATATATCACACAGCACCATATAATTTTCACATAAATATTTATCACATAGTATCAATAACTACATCATTATTTTGTCGAATATTATCCATATTTTTTTTCAAATATTTATCAAAAACTATTGCATTTTCTTTCCAAATGTTATATAATTAAATCATAGAAAGGGAACAGAAATAAATGAAAATAATGTCGAAAAGGAGAATGAAAAGTATGTTAAAAAGAGAAGTTAGAGAATGGGTTAAATATTTAATAAGTGAAAGAAAATCTTTTAAAGTTGTATTTGCAAACGGTCAAGTAGAAGTTGTTGAATATAGAGCTTATTGTTGGGTTATCGGAATGAAAGGTTATAGTGATGACGAATTAGTTGAAAAAATGGTAAGATTCCAAAATAACGAAAAGAAATTTATAATCAGATTTGAAACAATAGAAGCTGAAGAAATAGAAGAATCTAAAGAATTAGAAGAAGCTGAAGAAGTAGAAGAAGTTGAAAATTTAACAGATGATTTATTTCAAGAAGCAGATATACATTATGCTGAAGAAGCTATAGAAAGAGAAAGTAATAAAAAGGAGATTGATAATATGAAAATAAATATGGAATTGAGAATTTATGTAGATATGGATGTTATTTTAGAAACAGAATTTTCAGAGCAAGAAATTGCTAATATGATAAAGGCTTATCCTTTTAATGATTTTAAATTTAACGAAATGAATATAAGAAAATTATCAGATGGTACAGAGGTAAATGTATTTCCACACTTTAATATATATAATGATTTAATAATAACAGTATCATATTTTTAAAAGGGGATTGATTTTATGTTAGTATTTTTATTAGTTATATTTTTACTTTATGTTTTAACAGGTTGGAAAATATTTAAAACTTTAGCTAAAATTGTTGCTTGGGTGTGGTTAGTTGTATTTATATTCGCAATTGGCACAGGAATTGGTATATTTATGGAATTATAAGAGGTGATAAAATGAAATGTACATTTTCAACTTGTTTCTACTGGAAAGATGGGGTATGCAGAAAGAACAAAACAAACTGTTCAAAACTACGTTATGCTCCAAAACACAATTATGATTATTCTAAAGGTGCTTACGTTGTAGCAAAAATGGACAAAAGAGGAGCTTATCATTATGCACTATATGATGAAGATGATAATTTTATTTGTAACACTAGTGAAAAGATAGTAATATTATATAATTATAAAGTTTATTATGATGATTAAGAAGTGATTAAATGTTAACATTTTCTGAATTAATAATGTATATTACAATATATACTATAATTATTTTCTTAGTTTGTAATTATTTAGACAATATAATAATTTTAGGGTTTATTGTTTTATTAATATTATTTGGTTTAATAATAAAATTTATTGAAGAATGTATTGGGGGTGAATAAAATGACTAAACATCAACTAGAATTATTAATTGAGTCAATTAGTTATCATCAATTACATTTACAAAAGTTATACGAACAACAAACTGATAAAAATATAAAAGAACAAATAGTATATAAACATGACGAATTATGCGTTATCTCAAAAATGTTAATAAAGGAGTTAGATGAATATGATAAAGAGAATTAAAAATAATTATAGAATTAAACATTTCTATTATTGTTGTTCAAAATGTGGACGACAAATAGATAGTTACGAATATTATAAAAATGATGGAGTGTGTGATATATGTCAATGGGTATAAGCTGTTATAATTGTAAGTATAATATTATTACTAACGAAGTTAGTACATGTAAAAATAAATCCATGTGTAATGATTTTGATAAGTTCGAGCCTAATAATTCTAAAATTAAGCCATCATACTACGGTACTGGTATAGATGTAATAGAGTTTTGTTTGAGGAATAATTTAACTTTTATGCAAGGTAATGTTATAAAATATGTAACAAGATATAAAAAGAAAAATGGTATTGAAGATTTAGAAAAAGCAAAGGAATATATTGATAGATTAATAGAATTTGAAAAGAGGAATAAAAGTGAAAAATGATAAAAGAATTTTGTGTTACTATATTCTTAGCTATGTTGGTGCTTTTACAGATTTTGATTTATCAAAAATGACTGATGATGAAATAATGAAATCTGTTAAGCACCTTGAGCAACTACCTTATGATGATTTATTATCAATGTATGAATTTTTGAATAATATGTTTATAGAGAAATTTGGATTTAATGAGGAGGAATAAAAATGAATTATGCTTATGAAATTTATAAAGTTTTAGAATCTAAGGGTTGCGAACAAATATCAATGGAGTTCGATTCAGATTACAAAGTATTAGAAGTAAAGTATAAAAGAAAAAATCAAATCACAAATGAAATGACTGACGAAATGTTTACTATCGTACCGAAGAATTATAAAACAGAAAAAGATTTAAAAGCAAAAGTAATAAGGGAGTTGTATTGTATATGAGTGATAGATATGTAGCATTTAAATTATTAGCTGATAAATGCGGAAAAGTTCTCGGTTATAGGGAACTTTATCCTGATGATATATTTTGGATAGCATATGATTATATAAACGGCGGTTGCAAATCTCGTAAAGATTATGAGTATTTAGTTAATTTTTTATTTGAAAATAATGATTGGAGAAGGGAGTTATTAAAATGATTAAGGAAAGTTTACAAGATGTAAATTCAATTACAATAGAAGAATGTTCTGAACTTATACAAGCTCTATCAAAATTAAATCGTTGGATCAGCGGTGATGTAACATTAAGAGCAAGTAAAGAAGAAATTGATAGTATGGTATTAGAGGAAATGGTTGATGTTTATATTTGTTTAGAAAAGTTAAATGAAAAGCTTGAAATAGTACCTGAAGATTTTGATAGTATTTATATATCTAAAGTTACAAGATACAACGAATTAATGAATAATTAATAATAAGGGTGAACAATTTCACCCTAATACATATAATATAAGTATATAAATAATGGGAGGGTAAGCCATGAATGCAAAAAGGCAGTTATCAGGTTTAAAAAGAGTAAATTGGGAGAAAAAGTCAACTAAACAAAAGGTAGATTATTTAGTTAAAAAGTTGCAAACATTAGGTTATAAAATTCCAACTTATTTAAAAAATGGGCAAATTAATGATAGGCAATTAAAATCACAAATTAATAAAATTGAACGTGGGTTTGAATCACAAATTAAAAAAGAAAGTTCAAACAATAAACCAAAAAGGCAATTGTCAATTGATGTTAGACTTAATAATTATATAAAAAGATATAACAGACAAGTTGAATCATCAATAAATGCATTAAAAGCTATGGGGCTTACAGAACAACAAATTGATTATTTAAGTGGTAAAGATATATTTTTTCCATCAAGAAGAAATAAAAGTTTCAGAGCTGATGGAGTTGTATTAAAGAAAATAGGCGATTTAGTTGTTTCTGATGATGAAAGAAAATTAGTAATGTTGAACAAATTAAAGAATGATTATAAAAAGATAACAATTCAAGCAGTTTACGATAGAATAAATAATGATACTATTCAAAATAAATGGTTTGCTGATTTTATGAGTTTAGATTTTATTCAAAACATGAAAGATTATGAAAAACAGGCTATATGGAAACAATGGCATGCACTTTCACCACTTCAAAAAGAATTATTTATAAAAGGCGAACTTAATAATTTGAGAGATAAATATTTAGATATTGGAGCAGATGAAATAGATAAAGCTTCAGAAAATTCGTATGCGAGAATAGACAGAACTATTAATGAATATAGACAACTAGATAGTTTTAAATAAGAGGTGAAATTAATGAATTTAAATGAAAGGCTAAAAATTATAACAGATAATTTAGATAATTATTATTCATATAGAAATATTCCTGATTATGCTAATGTTCAAAATTTTGCGTTTGATATAGAAGCATGTTATTTAAAAGAAAAGAATGAAATGTTAACTTATTCTATTGCATTAATGTCATGTGATAATAATTCTGATATTTGTTATCATTATAGAACAGTAGATACATTTATGAAAGATTTATTATCCATTAAAAAGAAAACAATTAATTTATTTGCACACAATGCTTTATATGATATTAAACCATTTATTTTATGGTTTACAGAACAAGATGGAGCAAAGCAAAGGCTTGACGAATATTATGAAAAACAATGTTATGATTTTTACAATAAGAAAAAAGAGAAACTAAAATTTACTGGTAAGAATAAAACAAAATTAAAACCTTTTGAATATAATTTAATAATGAAAGATGGTGTATTTTATAAATTAACTTTACAAGGTGATGATGTAACTATTAATTTTTATGATACTTTTAAAATCGCTCCCTATAGTTTACAAAAATGTTGTGATGATTTTCTTAAATTACATTTACCAAAAGATGGATTAGATTATGAAAAGGAAAGAAGCAGCAATGATATTTTAACTAAGGAAGAATTAAGCTATATTTATAATGATGTTTACGGATTAAGCTATTTAGTAAAAATGTTAAAAATTAACGGACTCGATATTTACGGAAAACATGTGGTTTATACTAAATTAACTAATAGTGGTCAATCATTAGAAGATTATAAAGAAACAATTCTTGAAGATTATTCTTTAAAACAAAATATGTTTAAAAATCAAGATTTATATGACTATGTAGATAATGGATTAATGAGATCAAAATTTTTTCAAACTGATAAGCCATCATTGAAGAAACAAATAATTTTTGAGTGTTTATTTCCAAAACAAAGTTATTTTACTGATTCATGGCAAAGGCATAGTTACTATGGTGGATTAAGTACAGTATGTTTTGAAAACGTAGAAAAATTTAAAAAATATAAAAATCATAATGGTATAGTTTTAGATGTTAATTCACTTTATCCTTATATTATGAGTGATAGATTATTACCATATGGTCAAGCAAATTATAAAGATTTACCATATTGTAAAATGAATGAAAGTTATAAAAAGTGTTTTCCTCTTTATATTCAAGAAATTACTATCTATGATTTTGAAGTAAAGGAAAATAAAATGGCTTTCTTACAAGTTAAGGATAATCCAAATTTTAACGGAAGAGAAATTTTAAAAAATAATATAAAAGACGGTGAAAAAGTAACATTAACTTTTAGATTATGTAATCCATTATTAGAATTATTATTTGAATGTTACAATGTTTATTCTTATGAACTCGGTGGGCATATGGCATTTGCTGGTAGTCATGATTTATTTAAAAATTATATAGATTTTTGGAGCGAAGTGAAAAAGAATAGTACAGGAGCAAATAGAGCTATTGCAAAACTTAGACAAAATGGATTATATGGTAAATTTGGTATGAGTGGTAGCAATGAGATCACAGAATTTGAAAATTTAGATGGAGTTTTTAGTATTAAACATTTACATGATGAATATGTATCAGACAATATTTATTTGCCTATGGCAACTTTTATCACTAGTTATGCAAAACAATATTTAGTTCAAGCAATTAATGCAAATTATGAAAGATTTTTATATTGTGATACTGATTCATTACACTTATACGGAACAGTAGAAGAAGTTAAAGGAGTTAATATTGGGGCGAAAATATACGGTTATTGGGACAATGAAATGTGTTTTGAAGATTTTAAATATATTGGTAGTAAACGTTATGCAGAAAAAGATTCAACAACTCATAAATGGGAAATTAAATGCTGCGGATTAACAGATAGTATAATGAAACAAGTTGATGATATTGAAGTATTTGATAATTGTCCACATACAACAAAAGAGATAAAAAACATGAAATTGTACACAAAAGAAAATGATGTATATTACTATTACGACAAAGAATGTACAAAGAAAATAGTAGGGTTAATTAAATCTAAAAAATCAAAAATTATAAAAGGTGGCACTCTTATTCAGGAGCAACCTTATAAAATTTCAAATAGTTATTATTTATTTTAGGAGGTAAGGATTTATGAGTTATGAAGAATATATTGAAAAATATGGCGATAAATATTTAAGAGGTATGACCTATAGATATTATAATAGTATTTTAGTAAAATATCATGATAGGCTAGAATTTGAAGATGTATTACAAATATGCGAAGCAAAAGTTGCATTTGCTATAAATGAATATGATGAAGATATTGCAGGACTAAACACATTTATAGCAAAAGTAATAAAGAATGGAGTTTATGATGTTTTAAAAATTGAAAGAAGAGAAAAAAGAAAAGTTTATGATAATAGGGTATTTTTAGATAAAGAAGTTAACGATAATGATAATGATATGAGTTTATATAACGTTATTCAATGTGAAGATAATTATGAAGATGTAAATGAAACGATAGTTAAGGTTTGTGAATTTATTAAAAACGAAAGGCATAAAGAATATTTTAAAATGTATTGTCAAGGTTATACTATTGAAGAAATAAGCAAAAAATTCGGAGCAAAATATAATGGTACAAAAACAATTTTATCAAGGATAAGGAAGAGATTAAGAGAACACGAAAAAGAAATAAGAGAAATAATATAATATTTGGAGGGTTATACCCTCCTTTTATTTTACGCCTAAACTTCTGAATATATCATACATTAAGTGCTTAATATTTTGGTTAGAAAATCTTACTCTTCCAACTTGGAAATAAGAAATTAATTGTTTTAACATATTTAGATTAATTCCACTTGCATTTAATAATGTATTTGGATTATGGTCTTCACAGCTTAAAACATATTCGTTGCAAGTTTTCATGTATTTATCATCACAGTAAAATATACCAGTTTTATAATCAAGCCATATCATCACAGCTTCACCATTATAAGTTATACTCATAACAGGGGAAGTATTTCGTTTTGGTCTCTTCTCAATAAATACTTCGCTATCTCTCAATGAATTATTATAAATTGAATAATCTGCATATTTTGTTCCCTTAATAAGTTTACCGAATTTTGTTTCTAGTTTTTCATTAATAAATACAGTATCTGTACACATTTCAATAACTAATTCACCATCACGAGCAATTGTAAATCTTTCTGTCTTTTTTGGAGTTACATCAAAATAAGTAAAATATGGATTTACTATTGAAACATTATTAGCTAGTAAATAAGCTTTAACATTATTTCTTTTTCTTGCTATTGTTTCAAATAAATCCAAAAATACATCAACCTCATTTGTTAAATATCTTATACAACCTTTATCAACTATAAACTCATCAAATATAATTGTAGTAACGAAAGGATAATCTACTGATTTTAATTTTTGAGATGTAGATAAAGCAATTGCATATCCTGCAATTTTTCCATCTATATAAAATGTTTTTCCCTTTACTTCAAATGTATGAGTTTTAAACTTTTTTCTTAAATCAGGTGAATCAAAAAATTTATGAATATCATTAAGTTCAGTTTTATATCTTCTTACATAAACGAATTGTTCACCCTTTTTAATAAACTTTTTTATTACATTACACTTTGCTCCAAAAGTTTTACCAAATCCTCTATTAGTTAAAATAAAATTTAAAGTAGCATTATAGCTATTAATTCTATCATAATTATACCAAGCCACGAACAAAACACTTCCTTTCATTTAAATTAAAGCCCTTACATCTAGTTGCAAGGGCTAATTTTTATACAATTATACTGTCAATACCTAATTTCTTTAATTTTTGTTGCATTTCTTCTGCATTTGATTTAATTTTATATGCTCCAACTTGTACACGAAAAATCTTATCATTATTTGAATTATTATTCGTATTATTAATTTGAGCAGTTTTTCCAGTTAAAGCTTGTATAATTGCTAAACAAATATTGTCAAAGTTTTCTCTATATTTTTCAACATCATATGAAGAATCACAAAAACAAACTTCAATAAGTATCATTGGTTTATTTGTATTCTTTAATACATAAAGCCCCTTTCTTTCTTTTCCTCCTCTATCTTTTAATCCACTTGCTTTACTAATTGCTGATGAAACTTGACTTGCTAACTGTGATTGAGAATAATAACAAACCTCTGTTCCCATACTGTTTGATGTGTGTTGATAAGCATTGAAGTGAATTGATATATCTATTCCATCTTTAAAATGATTATGCCAATTTACAATATTAACTAAATTTTGAGAACTTGAACTTGATGTATCATGATACTTGTATACCTCGATACCCATAGCTTTACATAGTTCATAAATTCTATCTACTACTTTTCTCGCTTCGGCAACTTCGTTTATTATATTACTTGCACCTTGACAATTAATACTATGCCCACTACTTATATTAATTTGTGAATAACTCATTTGTGGCACCTCCCTATTTTTGCATATAAAATAATAATTAATAGAAATATAAATTTGATTGATATATCAACATACATTTCCCACCACATTATTTTTTGCCCTCTACTTTATCTTCAATATTTTCCAATCTTACCATAATACCTTTAAGAGTAACGTTTAATTCGTTTAATGTTTTCGTAAAATTTGAATTATTCCAAAATAATACAACACAACAAGCTATAGGGAAACCAACATTTGTAATTAAATTTGTTATATCTTCCATAGTAACCCCCTATTCATATAATTCTGTTGATAGATTTCCGTCATCATCAACTATTAATTTATATTGTTTATTATTTGGTGCTATTAAAACAATTTTATTATATGGTAACATAAGGTTAATTGTATTATTTAAATTCTCACATGTCTCTTGACATTGATAAACTAAATTATATAATTCGGCAAGAACTTCTTGCCATGTGTTTTTATCCATATTATAAAGATTTTGTATTGAAGAATAAATATTCTCTTTACTTGCCATTATAATTCACTTCCTTTCTAACATATAAACAATATCACCCAATTGCGAATTATTTAATTAAATAACTTCCGCTGAATTTATAAGTTACTTCCGCAGTTGTTCCACCACTAACAATTACTGCATTATTTTCAACTCTTAAGGCTTTGTCTGCTTTACTATTTGATAATTGGTATTCTGACATTGCAGGAACAGGTAAACCGGTTACTATAGTAGTGTCCCAAGTAGTTGTTTGTGTTGCGGTAACTTTCATATTTATATAACATATACCGTTTTTTACAATATATCCACCAGTTACATATGTTCCAGTATCAGATGGAACAGTTGGGATTGTCCATGTTCTATTTTGCATTAAAGTACCATTTATTATAATATTGTTGTTCTTGAAATATTTGTTATCATCATCTAATATATAATTAACAAATGGTTTGCTTGTTGCGGTGTCTGTGTCTTTTACTGTTAATCTAATATCATTGCTATTGTCATTTCCCACATATTGATTATATAAAGCACATTTACAATAACTGTCTAATCTACCATTAATTATTGTTGCATCAATAATATTTCCCTGTGAATTAAATAATCTTAATGAAGAAATAGGAACATTACCACCCTCTTCAGCATATTGAAGAGAAGGGAAATTTGCTTTAGATTGGTAACCTGCACCGTCTAAAATCATACCTTGAATAGTATTGTTGTTAGCGTTTTGTAAATGTAAATTTTCAAATACATTTTGTTGACACTCACAACCTATTAATCTGTTAAAACTTCCTTGTAGTTTTATTCCCGCACCAATAGTTTTACTTAACCCAGCTATGAAAACTTTACAATTTATTAAAATATTATTACCTTGATAAATATAAATACCATGTTGTTGTGTTTGAGCAGTTATACACTCTGTAAAAATACAGTCAGTTGATAAATGTTTAATACCTATAGTGCAAGCACCTGATTTAACGTTTTTAAACAACCCACCTCTTATACCCTCATCAATTTGTAATCCTACTTTAGTGTTAATAATTTTAACATTTTCTATATGTGGCTCTAAGTCTTGTTGTGCTAAAGTACCCTCACTAGATAAATGTATTCCAATTATATTGGCGCTACCTGTCCCCATATTATTTTGTCCATCAATAGATAAATTTTTAATTGTATACTCATAGCAAGACTTATCTGCTTTTATAACTGGATTTTCTAAATTTTCCGGTATAAGAGTTGTAACACCTATACCTGCCCCTTCTATAGTAATTTTTGGTTTCATTATTAAATTACACTTAAAAGTACCTTTAGGGAATAATATAGAATAACCTTCGTCAATTTTAGCTTGTATAATATCAGTACAAGCAATAGCTCCAGTATTGTCGCAACCTATTTCTATAGCATTTAATAATATTCCTTTATACTTCGCATTATTATCCAATTGTTCGTTAATTTCTTTTAGTAAAGTTTCATTAATTAATTTTCCTATTGTCCCATCTTTTATCAATTCTAATAACCTTTTTGCAACTTGTTCATCTAATCCTTGCCCTAATAAATATTTTAATTTTTCCTCTAAAGCTTTATCACTATTATAACATCTATCATCTATATAATTTAAATGTTCAATTATAATATTTATTTTTTGTGCAAATTTGCACATTAATTCGTCAGTTGTTAAACTATCAAAATCATAGACTTGCGTTACTAATTTATCAAGTCCAATATTCCTTATCTTATCAATACTCATGCACATACACCTCCTAATTTAATACAACGACAAAAAAGGACTTGAGTAAACAAGCCCTAATAAATTAACATAAATAAATCATTACATTCTTCAAAAATCATTTGGTCAATATTAATTAATACATTTCTCCACTTTTCTAATAATTCAGCTGATGATGTAACCCCAATATTACCCTGTGAAATTAAGCTATATGTTTCAGTTGAGTTATTTTCAGCAGTATTTGTTCCATTACTATTCATTGTTGAATTATCAGTATTTTTTGATGCACTAGTCATAAATTGGTCAAGGTCGTCAATCTTATTTTGTGGAGTATCATTATTAATATTTAAGCTAGTGTCATTTGATATAGTTGTAGAATTTTGATTTACTGAACTGTTTCCTGTTAACTGTCTTGTATATTCTTCTTTTAAATCTTTGTTTAACATAAAATCAATATCTGCACTTCTTAATTCTGTTTGATAAAGTTGTTTATAATATGGAAATATATCATTTAATTTAATTTGTAAAGCTTTTTTAAATCTAGCTATAGGAGTTAATCCAATTTCGTAAAAATAAAAATGGTCAATGAATTTTTTCTCAAAATCTGATTTTAATTCATCATCATAAAGATTATATTCAAAATCAAATAGGTTAAAATCTAAATCATTTACTAACTGATTTATTTCTATTGTATATTTACTCATTTAAATTGTCCTCCTTTTCTCCGTCTTGGTCATAACTATTTTCAAAATTATTATTTTTAACAACTTTAACATTAAGTCCAAACTTTTTATTAAGTTCTTCACATGCACTCTTTCTATTACTATACATTATATCGACATTTCTATTTATATAATCATTATTAGAATTGACCTCGTCAACCAATAACCTTTCCTTTTTCTCAAATGAATTATTTAACCCAAAAAATGTTAAGATTTCTCTTTCAAGCTCATATTTATATTGATTAAGTTTATCTGCAACATATGGAGTAGTAGTCAATATTGCATTTGAATTTTCTATATTTAAATCTTTATTTCCGAAAATTACTGGCTCTAAATTGTCCACTTGTTCAAATAATTTTTGCAAAGTTAATTTATTGTTCGGAGTTGTTTCGATAAACCACGGGAATTTTTGATGATTAATATTTGCCCTAATACATCTTTCAACCTCCATCATTTTTTTTGCATAATCTATTACATAATCCTCTGTACCAAAACCGAGGTCGTTATTAAGAATAAGTTGGCATTTATCTTTCCAATTGGAATGTAAATAAGGAATAGTTTTAATATAATTATAACCGCTAGTAATTACTTTTGTGTGTTCAAAATTTACATTCATTTCTTCAGCAAATTCACATGGTACACATATTAAACCTAAATTATCATCATCAACAAATATGGCTTTTCCGAAATGAAACAATGATTTTTCTATATATCTTGGTTTAATTGTTTCGGGTAAATTTTCCCATGTAAACATATTTAAAGCTAATAATTTATATTTATTATATAATAAATTAAAATGTTGGATTTTGCTTTCTTGCATAAAAGCTTGTTTTTGTTTATGTGTCATTCCCATTTTAATACACCTCCACATTGTTATCATATTCATACATTGTTGTTCCCTCATTATCCATATGCCAAACAGTTATACCATTATTAAAAATATTTTTTATTTCATCTAAATATTCATGAGGTATTCTTGCCCCAACAATGTTACAAACATTAGTTTTTACATAATTATAATGTTTTCTACATGTTAAATTTATATAATCATAACCATTGACTTTATATCCATATCGCTTAAAGTATTCTTGAGCCTTAGACATTTGTTGTACATTACATCTATATTCCAATAAATCAACTCTTTGATTACTATTTATTAAGTTGAATAAAGTGTCATTTCCTGCGGTTTTTATAGAGTTCGGAGTTGTTAGCATATCATTAACTTTCGCATTTTTCATGCTTATAATATTATGCTCGTTTAATTGTGAATTTTCATTTGCTTGAGTATTAGCTAATTGGTTTTGCATATAACCAAAAGCTAAATTACTAGCATTACCTGCTAATCCACCAAAATTTAAACTTAGTAAATTACCAAACGCTGATAGGGCATTATTTACAGTATTTTGTGCAAAATTTAAATTATTTGATTGAGTATTATGTTTTAATGTTAAATCATTTTCCAATAACGCATTAGTAACTGATTGATTAAATGAACTAGCGGAAGTTGCTAAAAATTGACTATAAGCTGATGATGTTACAGGTAACATTAATGCGGTGCTATTACACATACCCTCTAAATTACCCTCATCATCATATTTATAATTTTCAACATAAATATTATACTTACTTTCTGAACTAATAGCAGTCGTTTTTACCATAACTTTAAATTGGTTTGTTCCATTATCTTCTATTCTTTCGGGTTTAATTAGCATAGGGTTTGAAGAATAATCAGTAATTAAAAAATATCTAAAAGGATAACATAATACTCTAGGCTCAAAGTCATAACTATATTGTGATTTATTAGGATAAATTTGTTGAGTATCACCTAACTGATAATTAATTTTATCAAATGAACATATTCTTTTTACATAAGGAATTTGACCGTCCGGGCTACCATAATGTGCAGTATCGAATATTGCTTTTCTTATGTCTGATATATCAGCTTCATCTATGAAAGGATTATACGTTACACTTTCAATTGTATTTACGAATCCTAAATAAGTTGCTTCACTTGCTCCGTTTTTAGGAATATAGTAATAATATAACCCAACTGCAATGTTATTTATTACAGTAGAATCAGGCTCATTTTTTGAAGTTGTTGCCATATAAATTCCCTCCTTAATCTCCTAATAAATTTCTATAACGATAATCACTATTAGGTGTTCTGTCATTTTCCATTATATTTGTACCTGTTTGTTTTGCTTCAATTACATGTATTGACCCGTCATCATTGAATCTATAAAACATAACTACATGGCCATTATCAGAATTACCACGAGTAAATACTAAATCACCTGGTTTACATTCTTCTAACGTAATTTCTTTTCCCTCGTTAATTTGTGTATATGTTGTTCTTGATATTGAAATTCCGTTATCATTGTATGCCCATTGACATAAACCTGAACAATCCGTTCCGCTACTATTACCTAATGGTGGATAATTTCCGCCATATACATAAGGTTTACCAATTAATTTTAATGCACTTGCAATTATATTTTCTCTTATTGTACTTGTTGATTGTTCTACTCTATTATATGGGGCAGGTATATAACCCATACCATTGTTGTCTGTTATAGTACCACCATTTAAATTTTCTATTGGTTTATAATTATAATCTGCATTTAAAAATACGTTTGCTTCAGCTTTTCTTCTATTTCTTAAACCTTGTTCAAATTGAGTTCCTGCCATTATTACTGTTTCTTTCCATACTTCAGCTATACTCTCCTTACTATCTCCATTTATATATTTAGTGAATATTGTCTTACTTGATAATTGACCCGTATTATAATAGAAACTACAAAATGCATCAAATTCATTTTGTTTCATATTGTCCATATTATAACCATAATTAACAAAAGTATTATATACTTGCTTAGAGTAATTATTATATAAACTATCACCTAATACTTCAGAAGCTTGTTGCTCTGTACATTCGGGGGCTAGTTGTGCATAATGGTCGGGGTCGTATTCTGATGTAGTACCGTAACCTATTGTATAAGTTCCATCACCTAAATTGTAAGGAGTTGCAGAGAAGCCCTCACCTTGTTTAATAAACCATAATCCATACATACTAACATAACCCTCTTTATACAATGTAGACGGACTACCTATTGATGGGTCGCTAGTACCTCCACCACTACCACTATATTTTATACTTAACTTATCAGAACTAGTTACAATATAACCACCTTTATTTTCATAATCATAAAGTGCTTTTCTATCCTGTAAAATATATTCTCCGATTTCAAAATCTTCATTTTCTAACATGTTATAATCTGCAACTGTTCCATCTTGATTCCATCTCCATAAATGTTGTCTGTCTATATGAGATTTAATTTTTGTAAAATTCATTTGAAACCAATAAGTCTGTATTACATCTAATTTTAAAGTAAGTTCTGTTACATTTTCAGATAAATAAGATTTATTTAAAATAAAAAAGTATTCCATCTTACCATTAACAGAGTTTTGAAACGCACAATAATTGCATAACATAAGTTCATCAATATATTTAGGAACTTTTAAAGTTCTTTCTTTTCGTAAATATGTGCAGTTATCAATTTTAAATTGTAAATATTTCATAAAGAAATTAAATTGATTTGTTTCATTATCAAAATTTACTGTATGATTATGGTTAACATCTAAAAACCAGCAATTGAATAAATAAATTGTACTTTGTCTCGCCATAAATTCACTCCCTTTCCTTTTTCATATACGACAAAAAAGGAGGTAAGTATACCTCCCTATTTTATGCTTTTACTATTCTGCAAACATTAGCAAAATTACATGCTGACATTATACCCCATCTATTAAAGAATATGTTAGTATAAATACCTTGAGGGTTTCTAAATGATTCAGAACTGTTTAATGTTTCATAAATTTGAATAGCATCTTTATCAACAATTATTGCTAAACAATCAGAGTCTTCCGCATAAGTTGCTGTGCTTCCTGTTCCTGTTCTCTTTGTGAATTGAGGTACTGGTAATACATGTAATGGAACTTCTGCCTTAGAAATATTGAATGCTTGAGCTAATAATTCAACATCTATGTTTGCCATCATATCTGGATCCAAAAATACAACTAAATCTTGAGGTTTAGAGAATGTCATTACACCTTGACCGTTATGTTTATTATTTAAAAAGCCCATTTTAATAACTTGAGATTTAATTGTCTTAACTAATATTTTTGCTTTTTCTTCCTCTGTCATTGCATTATATGCAGTCTTAGCAATAGTTGCTTTTCCACCCTTTAATTCAGGTAAAGCTTGTAATACCATTTCTTGCATATCATACTCAATTGAAGTTAGTGGAGCTTGTAATATTCTTCCTGTCATAGAACTTAATCCATTTTCTGCTCTGAATGCCCCTTTTAATTCTTCATCAGTAATAGTTGTTTTATACTGATGCCTAAAATTTTCAGAATAGTATTCAACTTTTACATTAGGTACTTCCCTTGCTAATAAATCACTTGCCAAATTAGTTGTATTTGTTTCGTGAGTTCTTTGTTTACCTTTAATAATATCAACAAAAATTGATTCAATTGACTTACCAAATGGTAACATACCCCTGTTAAATAACTTATATGGATTTTCATATGCTTTACTAAAAAATAATTGTTTTGCAACTTGATTTGTTAAAACACTAATAAATTCATTTTTTGCAGATGGATAAGTAGATATAATTTCCTCAATATTTCCTATATTGTCTTGAGTTGCTACTGGAACTCTATCTTTATATTCTTGACTTGCTAATTCACTAACCATACTTGCAAACGTAACATTGTCCAATGCCATAATATAATCACTCTCCTATAATACTTTATTTAAAAACTCTTGATAACTCATTTTGAGTTTGTTATCTTGAGATTTAGGCTTATTTTGTTCAGGATTGCTTGATACTTGCTCAAATAATTCATAATTTTTAATTTTTAATTTTTTAACTTGTTCATCATATGATTTAATTGTTTCATCTTTTTCTGATAAAACTGATTTTTGACTTTCCAATTGTTGTTTTAAATCTGATATTTCTTTTTCAGCTTTTTCTTGATATTCGTTAGCTTGTTCTAAATTTTCAAATGCCATAGTTTTTCCTCCTTTTAATTTATTAATTCTTAATAGAATACCCAATATACACCTTGCAGTGCGTTGGGTACTCAATAAAAATGCAATTTATAAATGTTAATAACGGAAATACCACTTTCGACCTTACAAAAACAGGCTCTTCACCTTGGTACGTTTTTGCAACATTATTATTCAACGTATTATAAACTACAATTATTATATACGACTTAAAATAATAAAAGGTGAACAAATTGTTCACCCTTAATTTATTATTCTACTTCTTCACCATTTGCAAATTCTATTGCTTTATTAATTCTATATACTATTTTCTTCATTACATATATTTCTTTTTCTTCTTTAACAATTTTATCTGTTAATTCGTCTACTTGAACTGTTAATTTATCCATATCAATAAATTCATTATCTGAACTTGCTAACTTTAATAATTTATTTACTTCCTTTTTGTCGTTTGCTTTAACTCTTTTTGCTAATTCTAAAGTTTGAGTAACTTCGTCTAATAAACTATATAAATGAGCTTTAATTGATTCCATTATCTTCTACCACCTTTTCTGTTATTTCTCTTATTTTTATTATCTTCTTCAAATACATTTTCTTCTTTGAATTTAATAATTTCAATATTATGAACAATTACTGAAAAGTAGTTCTTCCAGTTTCCTTTATCATCTTGAACTGATTTATAATCAATTTCACCCTCTATTAAAACTTTAACACCAGTTACTAAATATTTTTCTAAACTTTCTACTCTTTGACCAAACATTGTAACAGGTACAAAATTAGTCTTTGCCTTATCACCAAATCCTACTTGATTAGCTACTGTAAAATTACCAACTATTGTTTCGTTAGCTAATACCTTTACATCCATGTCCTTTGTTAAATTTCCACTAATAATTACTTTGTTCATACAATAATCAACCTCACTTTAATACTTATTATTTTCTTTGTATTTATATTATACTGATATTTGAGAGCTAAAGTATACACTATTTTAAAAATATTTAAGAGTAATACCAGTATAATATATGTAAATAATTGGGCGAATAAATCGCCCACAGGAATAAAATATGTGATTAATAAATGTGCGGTAATTATAATGGTGGTATAATTCCGCTATAAATAAAATGAAAGGAGAAAAAATGAAAAAGTATCCGATAGAACCATGCTCAATTATATTATACTATTTGTGGATGGATTGGTAAACAATAGCTGTTATATTATTTGCATTTATTTCTGTTTCGTCTTTTAAATCATCAGTATAATTATTTAATGTTAACCATGTAAATAATTGTTTATTTGTTTGAAATTGGTTTAACTGCTCATTATTCATATTTATAATTATAGGCTTCATATTATTCAATACTATTGTTACTTTGTACACATTATCACCTCTTAATTATATTATAAGATAAATTATAAAAAATGTAAACAAATATATACATATAGTTATCAATACTATGTGATAAATATTTATGTGAAAAT